TTAGGGTATAGGGTTTAGGGTTTAGGGTTTATGGTTTGTATTTATTGTAATAGCAGTAAAACGTTACGGACCGAATCCAAAACCTGGATTGAGTACAAATTCTGTTTGTTGGTCATGTAGTCAAGTCCAAGTGATTCGTTGTTTTGTGATAGAAGAGTTGAGACCTATCTGGTCGTCTGAGCCGTTGTCTGAGACAGACAAAAAGGTGTTATATTGTGACACTTCAACCGACAGCTGAACTCCAATGTTGGAGTTGTTCCAAGCGAAGTAGAGCACGTTTTTGATTCCATTTGTCACTGGCAAGACACGAACATGAAGTACAAGTTCGTCTCTGTTGTTGTTTGCTCCAGCAGCGAATTCTTGTTTTTCAATTTTGTAATGTGAATTGCTGAGGAGTGAATTGGCAACAGTACCATCAGAAGCATATGTGAAACCCAGCGGTATGTCTTTGAAGCGAAATATGGTTGCTGAGTTCGAAGCAACCATTTTTAGAGTTGTGTCTCCTGTTGATGGATGCGATTGTCGAACCGTAACGCTGAGGACTCCGCTGTATGAATCCGGAATGACGATGCGAAACAGCTCGTTCCAACTTCCTGAAAATGTTGTTGGAACTTGAGCCAGTAAATCGTCAGTTGTCCCTCCTTGCGGAATCGCAGCAGTACCAGGTATCATTTGACAACCTAATGAGTTGCGAGCTGCGTACAGAATATCTGTACCGACTGGTAGGAAGTTTCCTGAGAGATTGACGTATTTTATGGCGAAAACATCCCTGCGTATGTTGTATGCGTTTCCAGCAGCAAATTTTGGCTTCCTCAATCTTACGGTGTACGAGACCCATAGTTCTCCCAATTGTTGTCCAGCGTAAGTTGTAGGGCAGTTAATGACTGCAAGGGTTGTTTTGCCGTGATCATAATTTTTGAGGTCTTCTCCGGTTGGCAAAGAACCTACTCGTACATATTTTCCCGCTGCCCCAGAGTTTTTGACAGGGTCACATTCAATTCCGTGTAGGAGTGATTCAGTTGTTTTGCAAGATTGCCCACCATCGTACAACATCATTTCTTCTTTGTCAGCAAATGGGTCGCTGTCAGGATTGTATTGAGTTGCCATTACAATTTGACCAACTTGTCCGCTTTGGCTTGCAAAGTCGGCAACAACAGATTTGAAAGTGTAGATGAGTTGCACTATTTCGTATTCTTCGAAGTTGATTGCTAGTTGTGACAACCAAGGAAATGATTCCGCAAGACCAGGATTGAGAGACCAGGACTGTGTAGCAAAAGCGACACCCTGAGGTGGAGCGAAGATGTCTCTCACATATTCTCTGTTTGACATGGTGATAGAGGTAACGTCGGATGTGTTGAATCTTGGAACGATTGCTGAAGCAGTTGCTCCACCATCAGTTATGATGTGATTTGTAGCGTATTCTCCTCGTCCTTTGTAGAGGCCTTTTCCTCTGTAAAGGCCTTGTCCTGATAAGCGTCTTTTGCCGTACATACCTTTTCCAACGTAGTCTGCAATGTGTTGACCTGCTTTTCCAGCAGCGTCTGAAGCGGACATAATTTGTTGTAGAGGAATACCCATGGAAGTAGCAATTGATGTTGCAGGCGTCTTCACTGCATCCCATACTTTGTCACCCATGTCGCTTCCGGCCTTCCAACCTTGTCCTGTCAGCAAGCCTGCAAGGCCACCGAAGAATCCCCCTCTGCCTTGCATGTATTTTCCTCGTCCTGACATCATCCATGATTTGCGGTTACGTTTCTGTTCGTCTGATGCTTGCTTGTAGGATGGTCCTACCAAAGCAAGGCTTTGGTCACTTCCACGCATGATAGGCGCATCCCAGAATTGCGATAAAGGATATTTCGTGCGATATCCTATGTTACGCTTGATGCCGTAGTAACGTTTCTGTAACCTAGCGTCCTGGAAGTAGCGAGGTCTAGGAGCTTTGGGTCCAGGAGCACCTGTCTCACTCATGGGATCTGCGCGATAGCGTTTCGACTGTAGGCGTGTCGATCTGAGCCAGCGAGGAATTTGTCTAGCTGCTGGATATCCAGCAGGAGCTGGTATTGGCGGCAAGTAAGCCGGGTTATCGGGGCGTTGCCAAGACTCCATTGGCAATGTGGC